CCCAGGTCCGCATTCGCCCCGCCGCTGCCGAGCAGGATGCCGCTGGACGTCCCCGTGCTGCCGTTGTTGATCTCGATCAGGTTCTTGGCGTCGAACGCCGTGCCGACGGCGGTGTAGGTCGGCCATGACCCGGAGTCGTCCATCACGCCGAACTTGACGCTGTACGTCCAGCGGTTGTTAGCCCCGTCCTTCGTGGCGGACTGGATGATGAGGGTGCCTTCGGGCGAAGGTCCAAAATGCCGCTGTCGACGCGTGTTTGTCCGCTCAATCACAAGGTGGTCGGGCGTGTTGCGCACGCCGCTCCCGCGGACGGTACGCAGCTTTTTCGCGTCCCGCTTCAACCGCGTTACGGCGGCATCGCTCAGCACGTTGATGACGGTCTTAGGCATTAGAGGTTCGCCGCGATCTGCAGCCCGCTGAATGCGATGCCGCCGCGTGACTCGTCAATCAGCTGGAAGACAGCGTTGGTGTCCGTCTGCAGGGGGAAGATTGCCGCTCGGTTGAACACGGTAAAGCTGGTGTCCGCAATGCCGTAGGCGGTCGCGTCAAGCGGGACACCCAAACCGTTTAGCCGAACCGGATACTGCACTGTCTCCTTGGTCGCAAGGTCGATGATGGGCAGGTAGAAGCTGCCCGACTTGGTTGCATGCGCGAAGTGGCCCAGGTCCATCTGCCGACGATGGAATCCGTGCAGCGTCCCGTCGTCGTAAGCGATCAACGGCCGAGCCTCAAAGACGTAGCCGACTTTGATGATGGTGCTGTCCGACTCAAACTCATCGAGGGGCTTGATCTGCCGGCAGATAAGTTCCCCCGCCGCGGCCGTCCCCAACTTTGGCAGCGTCACCGCGTCAAGGTTGATTTTGTCCTTGTACGTCAACGCCAGCGCAAGGTTGTACGCCGATTCCCAACGCCACATTTGGATCAGCACGCTGGTGAAAAGTGCGCTGATCGGATTTTGCAGCGGTTCTAGATTGCTGTTGAGAATGGGCCGACCGTCCCAGGTCCGTTCGATCGGCTCATCCTGTTCGGCGAAGTCGACCGAGCACCGCCATCGTTCGTCCAGCGGGTCGGGCTCAAAGGTGAATCCGCCCTCGGTGCCGTAGGTGACGCCGACGACGAATATGTAGCCACGCCGCGAAACGTCAATCGCACCCAGCGAAACGAACAACCGCGAGTCGAGCGGCAGGCGGCTGCCGTAGCCGGCCGACGTTGGCGCAGCAGCGACCGCGTCGATGGCGTCGTTTTGGTCGTCGACGCCGGTGACGTAGAACGTTCTCGAGGCGCTTTCGCCGCGGACGTACTTGTACTCGGTCCACTGTTCGCTGACGACGGCGGGCATTAGGCAAGCTCCACAAATTTGAAGGTGAGGCCGTTGTCGGCGGCCAGTTTCAACGCGGCCAATATGCCGTCGTTGCTCTTGCGCAGTTCGGCGATGTCGGCACGCATTGACTTATCGCCGGCGGCTTCCGCTTGCGTCTCCGCCGACGTTATTGAGCCGCCGGATTGCTGGCGGACCTGGGCCGGGGTCGGGGTCGGGGCGAAGTTGGTCACGCTCGACCGCACCGACGTTGCGAACTGCGTCGTGATGTTCGCGCCTCGGCTTTGCAGTCGGCCGATGGCTTCGGCGAACGCCTGCGAAATGCCGGTGATGAACCGCCCCTCGTTCAACGCCTTGACGTTGCTGGCCACGTTCTTGGTCTGAGCCTTAGAGTTCTCAGTGGCGTTCTCGGTGGCCGTCGCCTTGGCCTGGTCTTTCGCTTGCGCGGGGTCGTCGGCGACCACGACGGTGCCGCCGATGTCGACCTTCGTTTCCGGGGCCTTGAACACTCGGGCGATGCCGTCGTTGAGTCGCTTGCTAAGCCGTTCGTTTTCAGCCAGCGCGTCGGCCGAAGCGTCGCGCAGGCCATCGCGCAGGGCTTCGGCCGACGCGGTAAGCGTCCGCTCCGTTTCACCCATCTGCCGCTCGGCAATGCGGGGCAGCTCGCTAAGCGTTGCCTCAAAACCGTCGGTCAGCGGCGTCCAGATATCGCCAAAGCTCACGCTCCCGCTGATCAAGCCGGGGATGTTGGTCATCACCGCGATGATGTTTGATGCGATGTTCCCAAAGATCGTCGCCGCCAGGTTGCCCATGTCGGTAAGAATCTCCCGCCAGTTGTCGCGCAACCACACCAACACGCCGGGGATCACGTCGGTGAAGACGTAGGCCATCTGGTTGCCAGCGGTCACGACCGACAACGCCACCTCGGTCATCGCAAGCGCAAGCACGTCCTTCCAGTTGCGGATGAGCGTTGACAACATCACCACGCCGAGCCGGATTGTTTCGACGTAGTTCTCCCACGTCACGCCACCCTCGCCAAACCTGACACCGATGGCATCCAATGCGGAAACGATCACGTCACGAACGCCAGCGAACGTGCTGCCGATGACGTCGCGCAACGCGCCTAGCACGCTGCTCGTCAGTTGGTAGAGCGAGACGAAGTAGGGCAGCACCGAGTCGATTAGGAACTGGCCAAACGCCCGCAGCGTGCTCATCGACGCCGCGACGAAGTCGTAGACGCGCGTGCCGATGCTGTCCAGCACGCCGCCAATCATCGGCAACAGATTCGCAACGATCTCCGCGGCCCGCTCGGCAAACGGTCGAACGGATTCCATCATCGCCCCGATGCGTTGAGCCGCGGCGGTGGCCATCGGAATAAACATGGTCCCGATCGTGACGGCCATCTCACTGAATCGGCCCTGCAGCCGCTTGATGACGTTGGCAAAGCTGCCCGCCGTCGCAGCCGCGTCGCCTTGGGCGTCTGTGGTTCCGGCCACGATCAGGTTCAGCCGGGCCTGCACCTTGGCCTGCTGTAACGCGGCCCCGGTCAAGTCCTGCATGCCGATCCTGAAAAGCTCTTCTTTGAGCGTCGCCTCGTTGATGATGACGCCGAACTTCAGAGCGTTTTCGTGGTTACCAATTAACGCACCCTGCAACCGCTCCAAGGCTTCCGTGTCGCTCATGTTGTTGAACGATGCCAAGTCGACGCCCAGCTTTACGACCTGCTCGGACAACTTGCGAGCTTCCTCGCGGGCGAAGCCGGCGGGGACAAACGTGTCCTGCAGCTGGGCCATGAACCCCTGCAGTTCGTACTTGGACCGTCCGACCGAGTCGGCCAGTTCTTCCGTAAACGCACGCGCCGCCGCCCCCTGTTCCTTGAACACCGCGTCAAACTTGCTCCCCATTTCCTGCGCGTCAGACGCCAGGGACAGTAGCGACTTTCCAGCCGCGACGAGTCCGACGCCACCCAGTACGCCGGCGATGGCCAGCTTGAGCGGGCTAAGCATCGACAGCAGCTTTGAGCCGAACGACTTGAACGCGCCCAAAGCGGAGTCAATGCCGCGGCCGACGGTCGACTTCGCGCCGATGTTGATGCGGACGGTTGATACTTTGGCTGCCATTAGCTTTTGCTCTTGCTCCGCTGAATGCGGTCAAACTCGCCACGCACGAACTGAACGGCTCGGACGAACGCGGCCGACTGGTCGTAAGTTCCCCCGCCTACCGGCCACGCCCCTTGCATCGCCAACTGCGCATCACCGATCACCGGCCAGACATCCACCGGCACGCACTCGGACGGACAACGCTTGATGATGATGTCGCCGTCCTCGCACAGGTCGCAACCCCGTCCGTTGCAGTCGGGACACTCGATCTCGTACCAGGTGCCGGCGTTGTCAGGGTTGGGGGCGTCGACACACTTGCTGCCGCACGATTTGCACAATGCGCCTGCTGCGATCAGGCAGGCGAGCCGGAGTTTTTTCGGTCACCGCTTCCGAGTTGGATGCTGCCGATCAGACCTTCGAGAAGCCCGGAAATGGTCCGCAACGGCAGCAGGTCTTCCAACTTTGACGGGTCGTAGGGAACCTCAACGGTGCCGTCGCCCTCAATGCCGAAAACTTCCTTGATGCCGCTGTCGTCGGTCGTGACGTTGCGCCAGTTGACCATTGCGATCCGCAGGGTGTCGTACATGGTGTCGATCAGTTCAGGCGTGGCCGAGTCTTCCTGGAACCGGGACACGGCACCGATGATCTTCTTGGCGATGCGGCCGTTGATGCCGGCGAAAACGAAAACGGGCGAGTCGGCATCGCTTGCGTCGTCGCTCACCTTGACAATGACCTCGGTGTGCTCTTCGGGGATGGTGGGGATGGGCATATGGGATTAGGTAAAGGCGATCGTGAAGTCTTCCTCGGTAACGAGCAAATTGACGTCGTCAACCACGACCTTGTTGCGGTCGCTGAAACCGATCTCGGACACGGTGACTTTGTCGCTGTCGAAAGTCAGGATGTTGTCGGCAACGCTGCCGACGACGGCGGTAAAAGCTACCTGCTCCGACGTGTTTCGCTTGGCGTCCCAGTTGTAGACCGCGACCTTTGACGCCTCGGGGTTGATCGTGATCATCGGCTTGCGGTCGACGATGACCGCAGAGCGGAAGCCGGTGGTGTCAGCCTGGCACTCACGCATGACGACCTCGTTGCCCAGGTCAATCTCGACCGAGGCAACGCACGGCGTCGCACTGTCAACAGTCAACGCCCCCGACTGCGCAAACCGCGGCGGCAGCGGGATATCGCTGTAGTCCGGGGCGGGCATGGCCACGTCGTCGTTGGCAACGTAAGCGCCCGTGAAGGTGAACTGGGCCGTAGCTTTGCGGCCCGCGGCCAGCGTGAACACGGCCGTACCCTGGGCGTCGCGGATCAGGTGCCGCCGGCCGTCAACGTAGTGGCCGATCGTCATAATCTTTTGCGTTGAGGTGGTCGCCGCCAGCGAAGCAAAAGACCATACGCCAGTGGTTTCGACCATGCCGCATCCCGAAAGGAACTTGGTCCAAGCGTCAGCGCCGGCGGTTCCGGCGTCGCCGGCGATGTCAACGCTGAACGTGATGGACGCCATCCGCGGTCCCTGGACTTGCGGCAGATAGCCGCCGCCCTGACGCTCGCGGTCGTCCATTTCAACGCTGGGGCTGAATGTAATCTCGCGGGCGTGGAAGACGCCGTCGGTAGCGGCGAGAGTTTCGGCGGTGCCGTTGGTGGCCTGCAGTTTGGCCAATAGGACGGTGCGCCGCTTGATAAGCGGGAGGGTGTCAAGTGCCATGGTTTTTTGTCCTGATCAGGAAGTGGTGAAGGGGTCAGCGAGCAGGTGACGGAACATCACGCGGAACGTGAGGGAGACGTAGGGCACGCCCACGTCATTGCCCTGTGCGTCGCGGGCGGTGCCGATCCACTCGGTAGAGATCGCGTTGTTTCGTCGGTGGAAGTCGGTGTCGGCGGAGGTCAGTGCTTTGCGGATGGTCGCCTCGATGAACGTGAGGCGGCTGTCGGTCGGTGCGGATTCGTTGTCGGCCTGCGCGGCGAACGCGATGACGAAGTAATCGACCGTCTCGTAGGTCAGTGCATCCTCGCCATCATCTGCCGGCATGCCATCGCCCTGCGCGACCTCCATCATGCCGTCGCGCTTGCTGCCGCCGTCGCGGTTGTAGGGGACGACTTCGTAGTCTTCTCCCGCGCCGGTCGTGAGGCCGAGCCGTTCCAGCGTTTGGATGATGTCGCAGCGGACCCGTTCCGCCGGCGGCTGGTAGTTGTCGGTCGCACTCATTTTGCTTTGTCCAGGAGCAGGTTGGTCCGGTACTCAATGCGTTTGTCAAACCGCTCGCTGGCCTTGGCCTGCTGGTCTGCAAGCATGCCAGGCTCGCCCGCGAGCACGCCGACGGCGGTCGGTCCCATGAGCTGTTTGATTGGCAGGCGGGCTTTGCCTTTGCGGACGAACACGCCCTCGACCTCGACCTCGGTCTCGCCCTCGCCGGCGGTGACGCGCGTGACGAACGCCGACTTGATGCGTTCGGACTTGCCGCCCTTCCGAACCGTCACGCGAACTCCGAAGCCGAACTGCTTGGCCCCATACTTGATCAGCCGCACCGGCTTTCGGGACAGCTCCACGCTGCCCTCAAGTCGGCCCGGGGATGCGCGACGCAGACGAACCAACGGTCCGACGTCCGCGGCTTTGAGACGCACCTCGTCGCGGATGGCCTTAGAGATGGCGCTCCGCACAGGGCCGAGCGTGTCGTTGATCGCGCCGGACACGACACGGGGCATGCCGTTTTTGATGCCGGCCAGCCGCGCGTTGAGTCGCGCAATGTCGGCCTTGTCAATGTCCAGGTAGACGCCGGGTTGGCTGCGGTTGATTGGGATCAAAGGGTTAGCGTCCATCCGCCGGCGTCGCCGTGCTCCACGTCCTTCACCATGTGCTTAGTGACCGACCCGCCCCGGTCGTCGGCGATGTCAACGGCCCATCCGCGTTGAATCTCAACGGCGGCCAGGTCGCCGAGCGTGTCATACACAGCACTGCGGGCAACGAACACGCTTAGCTTCCGCTGCCGCGTGTTGTTCTGCTTGACCTCGATGGTTTCGCGGAACACCTGCGCGTTGGCGGTGTACGTCGTCAGCCCTGTCTTGGCGTGCAGCGTCACCGCCTCAACCTCAAACGACATGTTGGCGTTGGTGAAGATGCGCGAATCTGCTGCGAGGATGTCGTCAAGTGTGCCCATCTACTTATCGTCCTTGCCCTTGGTCGGTGCCGACTGAGGCTCGGCCCCCGCCGCCGGCTTCTCGGCCTGCTCCCTCGCCTGGGCAAACGCCTTGGGGTCGTACTTAGGGCTCAGCTTGTGCGTCTCGGGCAGCGCACTGCGGCGGGCTGCGATCTTCTCACGTTGGGTAAGTTGCTTGTCGATCAAGATGCGTACTCCGTCAGGTAGAGGTTGACCAAAAGACCTTGGCCTTGTGTGCCGGTAGAGCCGAGCAGTGCGACGATCACTTCAATCGTGTCGCCGGCCGCGAAGGTTCCGGTGTCGATCGTCCCGGCCTCGACCTCACGGTCGGCACTGCCGGCGTCGTTGATCGTGACGACCGAAGAAAGCACCGTGGCGAAGGCTGCGCTCACGTTGCCCTTGTGGACGTCAACCGTGAAAGCCAGGTCGCCGCCGGTTGGCGATGTCGCCGTGACGACCCGGACCGCGTCGATGGTGCCGTCGTATCGGGCAATGAAGACAAGCCGGGTCTCGGCGACGACGGCAGAGCCCGCGGCCTGGTCGTAGGCGACGACGTGGCGGTGCTGCAGCTTGGTGGCGTTGATGCCGGTGCCGGGCGACGACACGCCGCCGCCGGCCGCAACCTTGGCGTCTGTGATCGTGCCAGACGGCAGGTTGACGCTGCGAAAGCTGACCGGGCCGTTGTAGGTCGTTTCAAGATCGGAGGGAAAGGATTGTGTTGCCATTTGTTCTTCGGTTGACGGTGGTGCCGCGTTGGCTCAAGTACATGTAAATTCCGGACACCAAGCGGTCAAGCCAGGGCCGGGGGATGAAGTTACTTCTTGCCCTCGACCCGGTCCTTGACGGCTTGACGCTCGGTCTTGCTTTTGGGGTCTTTTGGGTCGACGGCCTTGGTTTCGGAGAAGCGGCGGACGTACTCGCCCTGCAGTTCACGCTTGGGGGCGAACTCCTTGACGACTTTTCCGGTTTCACGGGAGAGCACTTCGCCTCTGCGGGCGGCATCACGTTCAATGCCACGCACCTCTTCAAAGGCCGAAGCCTTGTCCTTGTGCGCGCCCTTGTCACCCTCGCGGGCTTTGGCGGTGGCGTCGTTGTACTTCTTGATGGCTGCTTCGTAACTGGTCATGTTTTACTCCTGGTTGATGTTGTGGGTTGATTTACGAGAGCGCGACGTAAGCGGCCGACTGCCACATGCCGTACGCGACACCTCGGATTGCCTTGACGCCGAAGATGTAGCGGTCGAACTTGAACGCCTCTTCGCTGCCGACGCCGATCATGCTCGTTTCTCGCAACTCCTCGCCATAGATGAACGGCTTGCCGGAACCGGAGTTGTCAACGAGGAAGTAGACGGCGTTGGCGGCCGTCAGTCGCGGGTCGAGCATTACGCGGTAGTTGTAGCCGTCGGCCATGTTGGCCGTGACGATGTTATCGGCACCAGTGGTTCCCAGGTTGCTCAACCGAACGGCCGAGCGGAACGCCGCCGCGATCGTGTGCTTGCTGCAGACGATGGTGTAGCTAAGCGGGTTGGTGTTGATCGGGTTGCCCTGATCGTCCTTCAGCGACTGCATGTACGAGGTGACCTCGTTGATGATGGCCGACGCCTCGACCTGGGTCGGCGTAGCCGGTGCCGCGACGTTGGCCGACGGGATCTCCGTAGCGGTCAGGTCGTTGCTCTGGTTCGTGCCCGACTCATTGTGGTCGGTGTCGAAGAAGAACTGACCGTCATAAGCCAACCCGTTCGTGCCGGCGGTGCCGGTTTCGATCAGATCCGCAAACAGCAGGTCCCAGTGCATCGCGGTCATCACGCCGAGGTCGTCGACCCGGCGGCGAATGCTGCCGGTCCTATCTCGGCGCAAGTCGTCGATGCTGATGGGAACAGTATCCTCAAACTTGCGGCTGTTGATGACGTGCGCGTACTTGTTGATCGTCTGTTCCTGACGAGCGCCGACCCACTCGCGGAGCATCGGCACCTGGCCGAGCCACCCGAGCTGTTCGGTCTCGCGTTCCATGTCGACCTCGTACGCGAGGGGGAGGTAGCGAAGGCGCAACATGGCGTCTTCAAGGTTGGGGTAAAATCCGGAGATCAAATCCCGGCTGTCAAACGCCGGCGTGCCGGTCGTGTATCGGTTGCTTGCGGGCATATCAGTTGCCTTTCTTGGTGATGTAAATAAGTGGCCCGCTTACAGCGAACGCAGTGCGGTGGCCTGGAAGTAAACGAGCACGGTGGTGCCGGACTCGTAACGGGTGATCTTGCCGATCGCGTCGGCGTCGGTGGACGTCAGGGTAAAAACGTTGTCGTCAAGCGCGTATACGGTCGCGCCGACATCGCTGATGGCGGTGACGCCGACCACGCTCAGCTTGACGGTGCCTTGGCGGCGGACCTTGATCCGCTTGGCACCGGCGATCCCGGCGCTGTTGTCGCACTGTTCAACGCAGAATCCTGCGAAGACGCTGTCGGCTACGGCGAGGGGGCGGCCGTTGCCGGCGGAGTTGATACTGACGGCAGCGCCGTCGTAGGTGATGTCGGCCGCGACCGACGGAACTTCGTCAATCGAAGGGTCGCCGCCGTTGAGCTCGAAAACTCGAGCGGTGTCTTTTGCGAGGGTTGCCATATCTGGTTTCCTTTTAGGTCAGGGGGAGGGGTTATGCGTGGACGCGAAGGCGTCCGGAAAGCTCAGCTTTGCGGACGTTTAGGTACGACTGTTCGCTCGAGAAAGACTTCCGCAGCGATGCGTCGGCTTTCCATTCGCTCTTGGCGACGGCTTCGTGGTCGTCGGGGTCGACGTCACCAGTCTCGCCCTGAGCCAACTGCAAAGGCGGCTGGCCGTCCTCAGACTGGCCCTGCCTGGCCTGCAGGTCCGCGACCTGCTGACGCAGCGTCGCATTTTCGTCGGCATGGCTTTTAGCGAGTGCGACGGAAGCTTGGTTCGCGTCGTGGCCGGCGGCGAACTGCTCGGCAACGAAGTCGGCGGTAGCGCCGTTCATCGCCTGCAGTTCGACGAACCGATCCTGCTCTGACTTGCGGCCTTCGCCGACGCCGTCAATGCGTGCAGCGGCGACCGTGTCCTGCACCGCGGGGAGGTTGAGAGCGGCCTCAGGATGCTTGGCCGCGTACGCCTGAAACTGTTCAGCAGTCTCCATGATGATTTCCTTGTTGAAGGATTTGAGAGCGGCGTCGAACGTCGACACCTCGTCGATGAGTCCGTGTTGCATCGCCTTTTCGGCGATGAACACCCTTCCGTCGGCAACCTTCATCAGGTCGTCACGGCTAATCCCACGGCCACTCATCACGGCCTGCAGGAACTGTTCATTGATGTCGTTCACGACTTCCATCTCGGCGACGATCTGGTCGTCGCTGATGGGAGCACCGGGCACACCCGTTCCCTTGTGCGCGCCGGTCGCCAGGACGTGAATCTTGACGCCTTGTTTTTCCGCCATGCCGCTTGAGTCGACGAGCATGGCGATCGTGCCGATGCTTCCGATCAGAGCCCCAGCGTTCGCGGTGATCCGGCCAGTTTGACTCGCGGCGTAGTACATGGCCGATGCCCCCATGTCACTGATGTGGCACGCGACCGGCTTCGCTCGGCGGGCGGCTCGAATCTCTTCGGCCAGATCGGTCATGCCCGCCGCGGTGCCGCCGGGGCTGTCGCCGTGGATCATGATGCCAAGTACAGCATCATCGGCAACGGCCATGCGTAAGGCGCGTCGCACGCGAAGGGTTGACGTGCCGCCGTAGCTGCTTCGGCCCTTGGTGAGATGACCGTCCATTGGAATCACGGCAACGCCTTCATCGGTGACGGCGAACATGACGTGTTCTTCGCCGTCGTCGTCCCGCTCCGAGATCACGTCGGCCTGCCACGTCCCATCCTTGACCGCGTCAACGGCTTGGCCGAACCACTTCGGTTCGACCATCCACGGCCCGAAGTGCTGCGCGGCGCACTTCTGCTCAGGCGTCAATTTGTTCTGGTTCATCGTCATCGGGTTCGTCCTCGGGTCTTTGGTTGGGGATCGTGCTGCCTTCGTCCCGCGTGCTGCTGCTCATGATCGGGGGGATGCCACGGACCTTGCGCATCCGCCGGGCTTCTGCCCGTTGGTCAAGGTTCTCTTCGTAATCAAACCCTCGCTCGGCCGCGGCTTGCTGTTCGGATTTGACGCCCATGTCAATTTCGAGCAGGTCCGCTTGCGCTTCCTTCAAGGGGTCGGCCGATTCAACACGCCGCGGCATCCATTGGTGACGCAGGAAGTTCTCGGGCACGGCCGACGTGATGCGGCCGGCCTTGATCTCGCGGCTGAGCCACCAGCGATAAAGCGGCCGGTTGAACTCGGCAATAAACTTGTCCTGCCGCGAACGGACCGACCGCCAGTATTGCCGGATCGTGATGCGACTCACCGAGAAGTTGCTTCCGCTGAAGTTGTGCATTGCTAGTTCAAGCGGCATGTCAAACGGCAAACCGATCAACCGCATCAGCAACTCCACGAACTGCGGCGTCTGTTGCAGCGGTTGCTTTGCATCGACCTGCACCACCGATCCTTCCGGCCCCATGAATTTCATCATGCCGTTCTCAAGCGTAAACGCCTTCTGCAGGTCGCCGTCGCTGTTGCGGGTCATGTCCGCGATCGTCGAGTGCTCCTTCGTCGCCGTGGTCGACTTGACGATGAGGCCGAACACCGTACCCATCCATGCCGCCAGAGCCACGCCGTCGACATACTGGTCAAGGTGGTTCAGGTGCTTGAAGATTGTCATGTAGCACGTCTCGCCGCGCACTTGGTACGGGTCGCTTCGATTGGCCAGGAACAGGCAGTCACGGGCGCTGACCGGCATGAACTTGTCAGACTGGTATTCAGTGAGCGTTTCGACCCAGTAGCGAATCGGTCGACCCGCTCCGTTGAACTCGACGCCGTCGATGGAGTTGTCAAGGACAGAACGCAACGGGTTGCGGATAAGGTCGCCCGGCACGATCTGGATGCGGGACTGCCCCGCATCGTTAGCCAACACCACAAGTTCGTCACCGTCGCGGCGGTACTTGCTGTAAATCTCCCGCTGAATCTGCCCATGGCTTTTGAGTGCCCCGCGGATATCAAGCAACTCGCCCGCTTGCTCCCACCGCTCCTCTACCTCGGCGTTGAAAGCGGGGCTCGATGTGCGAGACTGCAGCTTGATGCCGTCGGCGATCACGTTGTTGACCTCGGTCTGAACCAAGCTGCGGGCAACGGGGTTGTTTTGGTAGGCGTGACGTGCTCGATCACGGGCACTGCCGAGCACCGAAACATCAGACGTCCGGCCGAACTTGTAAGACCGCGACTGCGGCCACGTCCCCGATAGCCGCGTAGGCACACCGCCGCCGTAGGTCATAGCCGCGTTGGCCGCCACGTCGTACTGCGTCGCCTCGGCGCGGGCGCGGGAACGGGAAGCGCCCCATGCCGGTAGGTGCCGACGGATCATTGTTTCGTAAAAAGGTTCGCTCACTACACCACCTCCCCGCGCCGGATCAGTACGTTCATTCCGCCGGGGTTTGCAACAGCCTCAACGCGCCTTTCGTAGACGTCGATCAGCTTTTGGATTTCATCGCCCGACATGCGCCCGATCTGTCGGCCGTTGATGGCGTAGTTCTTGGCGAACGCCGTGTCGATGAGAGCGGCGCGAAGAATCGTGACGATCTGATCGTCGGTGTAAGTCTGAATGGTGTTGATGTCGACCATGTTGGTTTACCACTTCTGCTCAAACGGGTTTGGCATGCCATTGTCCGATCCGCCATTGTCCTTTGACGCCACGGGCACCGACGTTGAATCCAGCAGCCTTGCGCCCATTGCGCGACCAGCGGTCAGAGCCATGCTCGCGGCGTCCAGGTAGTGGTTGTCGCGGCTGATCTTTTCCCACCGCGTCACCGCACCACGCTTCGGATCGAAATCTTCAACCTCGCGTTCGGCCAGCATGTGGCGGGCGAACGTGATGTGCTGCTCCCCGTCGTATAACGTCAACGACCCGGCCTGCGAGACCGGCGTGCGGAGCCTCGCGTGCAGCCACGACTTGGCGAGGTCCGCGTCGATGTCAACGTACACCTGCCCATCCGGCTTGCGGACCACCTGCCAACCATCGCCGCTGCCAAAGACCTTGCTGCCGGTTACTCGCTTGTCTCGGCGCGACTGGCCGAAGCCGTGCCCCTTGGTCGCGTAGTACGTTTCGCCGGCTTCAAGGCAGAACGACTCGGCGGTAGTCGTCCAGTTCGAAGCATCCACGAAAACAGCAGCCACGTTCGGCTTCGTGTCGCGGTTCTTTTCCGGCCACGCCGCCTGGGCCGATTCCGCAAACTCCCGCAGCGACAAAAGGATCGCCTCTTCCTCGGCCATCACATTCGACGGCGGGGCGAGAATGCCGTAGTCGACCATGTGGGGCGTGGCGTTGCCCCTCCACGCGACCGCCACCCAGTGGCAGCGCCACTTGCCAAGGTCAATGCCCAACGTGACGAACTGCGTGCCCTCGGGGCAGTAGCCCTTCCCAACGCCAGGCAGCACACGGTGGGCGATGGCCCCGACCTCAAGCGACGACACGTCGATCTTGTCAGGCTTGGCCGGCAGTGCCCATTGCGACTGCCGAACCTCACGCTCGGCGATGTCCGGGTTCGACGCCTGCTGCGCCGTCCATTCGATGCCGCCGACCAACTGCAATCGGCCGGGATTCAGTACCGTGTTGATCACGGTCCAGCGGAAGCCCAGCGTGTCGGTGTCGGGCAGCGGCCCGGTCACTTTGCCATCGGCCGTGACTTCTTGCCCCCGGTGAGCCAGTACCATTCTCGCGTTCGCAGCGATCCTTTCTTGGTTCGTCCACGCCACCCCGCAGTCCGGGCAGACGACGTGCGTGTTCTCGATCGCCTCGCGTTCCGACTTCGCATCCTGCCAGCCCTGCAGATGTTCACGCTCAGGGGTGACCCATCCGCCACAATGCGGACACGGGATGCATATGCGGCTCGCGGTGCCCCGCTGGTATTCCTGCCACGTCCGGCCCTGCTCAGTGCTGACCGTCGATTCGGCCAGCGTCCGGGCGTCATCGCCGAACGCCAGGGTGCGACGTTCAAGCTGACTGAACTTGTCGCCCTCGCGGCTTTTGCTGCCCACACGGTCAAAGCCGTCCGTCTCGGTGACGTTCAGGTTCTTCGACGTGAACGCAGCGCGGCTTTGGTCGTTGCCCCCGGCCGTCATGAACCGGAGCGTCACGCCGTTACCGAACGGCACCGATGTCATATTGCCGCCACGGGCACCCCGGCCCTTATCCGGCATGTACTTGGCGTAACGGCTGTTGCGGATCAGCGGCAATAGATCTTCGCGCCACTTGTCCTGCACCATGTCGACCGACGGGACGCCCATGATCGTCGTCTCTTGCCGCTCGAACAGCTTGTAGATCGTGGGAATGGCAAACCCGATGAGGCTCTTGCCGTCCTGGTTCGGGCCGGTGATGAACGCCCGCCGCCATCGCCCCACGTCCAACTCGTTGAACAGCAGCCGAGCGACAGGGCTGCGATCCAAGCGAAAAGGTCGCCCTGCGAACGGGCCATCGGGCACCGTAAGCTCCTGCTCGGCGAACTCTGCCATCGTCCGAAGTCGGGGCGACCGGGCGGCAGTGGCGAGCCCGAGCAGGAATGCCCGCTCGCCGTACAGGTCAGGTTTCGTCGTCGTCGCTGCCAAGGGCTTTCTCACACGCCTTCCCGAAGGCATCTAACGCTTCGTTGAAGATGTCTCCCGCCTCGTTGCCGAACTTGCGACGCAGGGCGTCACCGCCGGAACGCAGAGCCGTCAGGCCGGGACGGATCACCGGACGGAGAACGCTCACCTTCACCGTCTCTCCATCACGCTCGGACAAGTCCCGCTCGGCCAACTTCGCACGAGCCAGCCGGTAGCGTTCAAGGGCGGGAGAGTCCGAACCGTCAAGCAGCGGGTCGTCGGTCGGGTCAGGTGCCGACCGACGCGACTCACGCTCAACCCGTGCAGTTACCACCGCCACCGCGTCGAACCGAAGCGATGACCCGCGCCCCTGCTCCGCACCATCGGGCAGCAGTTCACGAAACGCTCGGTCGAACTGCGCCCCTTGCAGCCCCGCCAACTCAGCAGCCTGCAGCCGAGTAACCCAAGGCCACTCAACTGTTTTGGACTTGGCCATGACTGGTGGTGGTACTACCCACAATCATGTGGGAGTTTCTGCGATTGTTTTGCGATAATGTGACC